TGACAAAAATGTCAGTGAGCCGCTGACAAAAATGTCAGTGCCGACTGACAAAAATGTCAGTGAGCCGCTGACAAAAATGTCAGTGCCGACTGACAAAAATGTCAGTGCTATTATTAATAATATAAATAACAATACTATTCCCCCAAAGCCCCCCAAGGGGCGGCGGGAAAAGAAAACAGCTGATTGGAAGCCGGAGAGGTTCGAGGGCTTCTGGAGATTCTACCCACCCGTCAACGGGAAGCGACCTGCAAAGAGCAGAGCCATCAGAGCCTGGGACAAACTCAGGCCGGACGATGAGACCATAGCTCAGATGGGCAAGGCCCTGCAGAGAGAAATTAATTCCGAGATGTGGCGGAAGGGAGTAGGAATTCCATATGCATCCTCTTGGCTGAACAGCCGGGCATGGGAGGACGAGATCGTGGATACCCCCAGGATCGTGCCCAGATCGGGCACAGCGAGCGGCTGGGCTGAGACAGGGGAGGTATTTTAATGACCGACCTGCGTGAGCTGCAGCTCGCCCTTGTGGGAGAGGGGCTGCGACATCCGGAGAGCTTCGGCGAGCAGGCCGCGGCCCTGAGCGTTGAGGACTTTCCCGATGACATCCTTGCTGTAATCTGGGGCGCTATGCGTAGTTTGCATTTCGCGGGGCTGCCCATCGACAGGCTGACCGTCAAGCACAAGCTCGGCGGAGACAGCGCGTGGGACGCACCAATAGACGAGGCTTTGGGGCGCAGCTGCTCCGACTGCGCTTATTATTCCACGCTCCTCCGGGAGGGGGTGCGGCTCAAGAGACTGCAGACTAAGGGCTCAGCTCTTGCTTTCGCAGAGGATATCTCTGCAGCCGAGGAGATAATGGGTGAGCTGAGCAAGATATTTGCCGGGCGCTCGGCCGCCGAGGTAACCGGGGCGGAAGCCGCCGCACATGAGTTTCTGGACCGGCTTGAAGGCAAACGGCCGGATTACATCCGCACAGGCTTTAGGGAGCTGGATGCTCCGCTTTTCCTTGAGGCAGGGGATTTTATCGTAATCGGCGGATACCCGAAAGCGGGTAAGACCATGCTGGGCACTCAGATCGCCCGGCACCTGGCGGCTGATCGGCGGGTGGGCTATTTCTTCCTTGAGTCCAACAAGCGCAAGCTGATGGACAGGATGATCTGCTCTATGAGCAGGGTCCCTCTGCCGAAAATCAAGAACCGTAACATGAACAGTTCGGACTGGGTCGCCGTCACCAAGGCGGCAGAAGATTTCTCCAAGCTTAAGCTGGAGATCATCGACGCGGCGGGCATGAGCGTGCAGGACGTACAGGCGCTCAGCCTTAACCGGAGATACGAAGTGATTTTCGTGGACTATCTCCAGCTGCTGAATGCGCCGGGAGAGAGCTTCTACAATCAGGTGACCAACATCTCCAAGGGGCTGCATGTCTTCGGGCAGAAGCACGGCATTACAGTCTTTGCCCTGGCTCAGCTGAGCCGCCCAGAGAAAACCGGCGGGAAGCCCAAGCCGCCCAATTTATCCAGCTTCCGTGAGAGCGGACAGATAGAGCAGGACGCGGACGCGGCAATGCTTCTTTACCCAGCCGACCCCAATGATAATCGCAGCAACCGAATCCTTAACCTCGCCAAGAACAAGGAGGGCGAGGCGGTGCGGCTGGAGCTGGCCTTCGATGGCGCCGTCCAGACCTTTACTCCTCTCAGTCCCGCACTGAGCCGCGCTGAGAGCTTTAAGGAGGGCGAGCGCCAACTAAAAGAAATGCAGCGCCAGCAGCAGGTCACTTTTGAGGATCCGCCCGGAAGTGAGGACATACCATTTTGAGGAGGACATAAAATGAGCAAGACCGACATTGAAGTGGGCCGCAAAATCAAGTTCATCCCGGCCGGGTGGACTGACGGCGGGCCGAACATTCTTCCGGAATTCATGAATAAGCATGTGGTCGGCCACATCGTCATGGTGGACACGGCGCGGGCATTGTTCCGCATAGAATATGAGGCCAAAGGCGAGCTGTGCCATGAGTGCTTCAAGCTGCCCTTGCTGCCCTGCGATAAGGTGCAGAAGATATGGGCGTAAAGGAGAGACAGCATATGGAACACAGAGCCTACACGGCAATGAACGACATTGATTCCTTCGTGGACATGTTCAGTTGCGCCAGCGGATTGCCGGCATGGAAGCTGGAGGGATGGCTCGAGATCTATTTCAAGCTTCGAGTGCTTCAGGAACTCGAAAAGGATGAGCGTCAGCGTGAGAACGAGAGCGGCGTGGAGATCGTGTCTGCGCCTGCGGTACCGCTGCCTGAAAAAGCAGCACCTCCGCCGCCGCCTCCTGCCCCACCTGACGATGATCCGCCGACCAAAAAAAACTCAGCGGCAATGGGGCGAGGCGCAAGCGCGAGATCCTTGACCGGCTGCACGCCGCCCGAAGCAAGGGTATCAGCTCTGTTAAGCTTGTTGAAGCTTCGGGCGGCAAGCTTAATAGAGACCAAATCATGAACGCATTGCAGTGCATGCACCTGCATGTCAGTGTGTGGGAAGAAATATCCACCGCGCTTGAGAAGCTTGGATATTGAATTTAGATAAAACAAAAGGAGAGCAATGAGGACATGAACACAATCGCCGTCGTCAACTTAAAAGGAGGGGTGGCGAAGACCACCACCGTCATCAACACCGCCGCGATCCTTGCGGCAAAATTCAGAAAGAAAGTGCTGGTTATCGACGCTGACAGCCAGTGCAATACTACGGAATTCCTTCAGCGGGACAAAATGCATCCCTACACTCTGGCAGATCTTCTGCGCAATGGATTCAAGAATGGAGAGACCCACATTGAGCACAGCAACCTGCCCGACGTGGATCTTCTCCCGGCAGACGAGAGTCTGATGGATCTTGACTTAACCAAGGTGGAGAGCGGCAGCGCCTCAGCCAGCTGCCTGCGAGATATGCTGCGGGGCGAAAACGGCATAGGCTGGGCCTATGATTATGTGCTCATCGACTGCCCACCGGCTTTCAATGCAGCAGCATGCGCGGCTCTGGTGGCGGCAGAAAATGTGGTGATCCCCCTTAAGCTGGACGCATTTTCTCTGCGCGGCATGGCGAACATCCTTCGTCAAGTGCAGAATATGCGGGCAATCAACTCCAATCTTACCGTGGCAGGACTGCTGCCAACCATGTGGTACAACGCCCCCAATATCGTTTCCGCCGAGGACACACTTCGTTCCTTCGGCCTGCCGGTATTCTGCCATATCCGACGGACGCCCAAGGTGGACGACATGACCTTTGCTCAGCGGCCGCTGATGTACTCAAGCCCCAACAGTGCCGCCGCCAGAGACTATAATCTCTTTGTGGGTGAGCTTATGAGGGGGTGCAAGTAATGGCATTCAATCTGGCTGATGTACTGGGCGGCCTGAATGTGCCCAAGGCGGGCACCGGGCCGGAGCTCCAGATCATAGATATTTCTGCCCTTCGCGCCGACGAGAAAAATTTTTACGCTGTGACCGAAGAAAGCGTGGCAGAGCTTGCGGCCAACATTGAGCTTGTTGGGCTGCAGCAGCCGCTTAATGTTCGGCCTGACCCGGAGCATGACGGCACTTACATAGTAATCTCCGGTCACCGCCGTCTGGCGGCTTTGCAGCTTCTGGTCAGCGAGGGCAAGGACTTTGCCGCCGTCCCCTGCATGACAGTGGAAAACGGCAGCGAGGCTCTCAACGAGCTGCGGCTTATTTACGGCAACGCCAACACCCGCCAGCTGAGCAACTGGGAGCTGAGCCGACAGGCGGAGCGTGTGCAGGAACTTTTCTATCAGCTGAAAGAGGAGGGGATGGAGTTCCCCGGCCGCATGCGTGACCATGTGGCGCAGGCCTGCCAGGTGAGCAAGTCCAAGCTCAGCCGACTGAAGGTCATCAACGAACAGCTGGAAGTGTTTGTCGAGCTTTGGCAGAACGACAAGCTCAGCGAGGCCGTAGCCTACGAACTGGCCCAATGCCCGCAGGAGCTGCAGTGGCGTATCCGGGACATTAAAATTAAGCCCGAAAAACTTAACGCAGAAAAGCTTCGCCGTGTACGCGAGGCATGGGACAAGGGCGCGCGCTGGAATATGGAGATCATGTGCACGCCAACCGGAAAGACCTGCGGGCATGGAGATGCCGCTCTCAGGCGCGATCTGAAGGCGGATAGCTGGCAGGGGCTCTGCAAGGGTGAAAAATGCTGTCTCCTCTGTGAATACGGCGCTGAATGCCGCAACGGTTATGGCGCCTGCGAGGCCATGTGCCGCATAGCTGCAGATAAACGCAAGGCCCGGAAGCCCGAAGCCGAGCGCGAGGCAGCCGAGTACAAGGAAAAGTGCAAGGCCAAAGCCCACGAAGAACTCCAGGCGCGGCTGGCACCTTATGTGAAGGCCGCTGAAGCTGCCGGACTTGCGGAAGATGTGCGCTTTGCGTTCAGCTACGACCGCGCAACGGTGGGTGAGTTGAAGGCATGGCTTCAGTATCCTGAAAGTGTCCGGGTACCCTGGTGGTTTAGGAAGCCGGAGGCTACGGACCTCGCCAAATTCGCAGACGCCTGCGGATGCAGTGTGGACTTCCTGCTGGGAAGGACGGAAGTCATGGCAATGGCGTGCCCTGCGCTTCCCCGGAATGAGCCAAAATGGCAGACCGGGGAGCCGGAAAATGATGGTTACTATTGGTGCCGTCTTGACTTCCACGATGGCTTGGAGCCGTGGACAGACGAGATGCGCTATAGGAACGGGCAGTGGCGCAACTTGCCCGATGATGTTAAGGTCATCGGCTGGTGGCCGCTGCCGGAGGAGTAAAAAATGGAAAAATATCCCGAAATACTTGAATTAGCAGATTATTGCAATTCGATTGAACTTCCTGTTTTGGTCGAACGTCTGCACGATGGGTATGCCGTCCGCTTTCCGAACGGAGGAGATTTTGTGCAGCATCACTTCAGCTATGGCGCCGAGTCTGGCTGCGTTGAACCTGCCATTGGCTGTGACGATGATTACAGCGCTGTTGAATTAAGCCGTGCTAAAAACCTCGTGATTTGGCACCGGATCAGCCTGGAAAGGCCGAACAAGGAGGGAACCTGATGCACGACATTGAATTTACCGTGTCCGATGTCCGGGACGGAGAGAAGTTTTATGCTCTCCGCATAAACGGAAAGCTGATCGAGGATAATCTCAGCATTGATGAGGTCATCCGCCGAATTGCCAGGGAAGATGCGGACTGTCTGGGTGAGCGCCACATGACGCTGCCGGAAAATCTCAAGTCCCGGCACAGCAGGAGGTGACGGGGATGGACAGAAGATGCAGCGGCGAGCACTGTCCCATGCAGCTGGGCTACGATGTGGCGGGCTGCGATATGACCGCAGAATGCCGCTTCTTCAGCCCGGCTTCAAAGCCTGCCTACCACATCTATCGCACCGGCGAGCGCTGCCCGTGCTGCGGCCAGCCCATAAAACTGACTGACCCTGCGTCTCTGGAGATGTTCAGCCGCATCTGTGCGATCTGCAAGCTGCCGCCCTGGCCGGAGGATGCAGCTGATGAAGTGTAATCTTTTTTACTGCGACCGGGCACGGGAACGGCGCTGCTGCAGCGTGTGCCCAAGACGGGACCGCTGCTCCAACCGCTGTCTTAACAGCCCCGACAGATGCGGGCAGGCGGTGGAGCAGGTCAGCGGCAAGGCCAAGGGCAGGATTGCGAGCTTAAGTTGATATTATATGAGGTCAGAGGCCATGAGGGCAGAGGACGATTACCGAAGGAGGATTCGCCTTTATGGCCAAGACCAAAAAAATAATCAGCGCAGGGGTTCTGCGCATCGAAGTGGTGTACGACCGGATCAACCGCCGCGACGATGCCCGGACACGGGCTGCCAAACAAAAGGCTCAGAACGAGGCGCAGGCGCGAATGAATGCCAAGTATTCATGGCAGAAGCTGGAACAGATGCTGGCGGCAAACTTCCTGCCGGGGGACTGCGTGCTGTGCCTCGACTACGACAACAAGTGGCTGCCCTTCTCCCGGCGGGAAGCTGACTACCGGCTGAAGCTCTTCCGCGCTGCAATGAGCGCGATCCGCAAGGCCGCAGAGCAGGAGTTCAGAGCGGTGTGGTGTACCGAGAGTCGCCACGATGCGGGGCGCTACCATCATCATGTGGTGGTCAACTCCACCGGCGCAGACATTGAGTCGCTGCGGCAGGCCTGGCCTTACGGCGGCGTGCATCTGGAGCCGCTGCGGGTCGACGGTGAAAAGAACTACGAGACTCTTGCCCGGTACATGTGTAAAGAGTACCCCGAGCGCGTTGGCAAACGGACATGGAGCTACACGCGCAGCTGCAAGCATCCGGAGCTGGAGACTTTTGTGGTTACCGACGATACGAAGCTTATAGTGCCGGACGGCGCCGTGGTGCTGGCCGCCGAGAAATGCTCCAACCAGTACGGCAGCTGGGAGTATCTTAAGATAATAAGCGAGGTGCTGCCGCGGGCACCGAGAGCCAAGCGCAAGCACAGGCGTAAGCTGAGGATTTAGATAAGGGCTTTTTAGTATTTTTCGAGCTCGGAATCTATATTATTATTGAGAGAAAGGGTGGAAAAAGTGTTGAGTTCTCGCCAAAAGTGTGATATAATTCTGCCAACAGCAGGAGGTTATCTGGTCTGCCCCAGATGCCGCCGGAACAAACACCTGCTGAAGCTCTCGCCAGAGACCTCAGCCACGCAGCTGATCGTCTACTGCCGAGACTGCAAAACCGAACATGTGATCGACATTCGCAAGGGCCAGTGCTATGAGAGCCGGAGCCAGTGAACAACACGCAGAATGTGCGTGCTGTCTCGCTGGCTCCGGCTCTTTTGCTTTGCCCTGGCATGGAGGTGATAGCCCATGGGGGGTGGATGTAACCCGAGGACAAAAAACGGGGCCCTCCGACGTAAGCACCGGGAGCGCTTCAAAAAAATGGCCGCCCCCTGTGGCATCTGCGGCGGCAGGCTGGGGCCTATCCGCTACGACCAGCCCAGCGACGCCCAGCACCCGCTGAGCTTTGTGATCGACGAGATCAAGCCAATCAGCAAGCACATGCTGTTTGGTTATGATTCCCCCCAGGCTGCCGCGCAGGACTGGGGCAACCTCCAGGCGGCGCATTGGTGCTGCAACGCGGCGAAGGGAGCCAGCGTTGCAGACGAAAAAAAGCCTGTAAGCCGAGTCTGGATTAGCGATGGCGAATGGTAACGTTGCATCCAGGGGGAACCTCCCCTCCCGCCCGCCGGAGGCCACTCATCGGCGCCAGCGCCGAAATACCTCCGAGAAAAATTCTGGCAAGCGCAAAAAAATGCCCAAATCGGGCACATCCGAATAAATCATAGATCGCGCGACGCGGACGCGATACGCGGACAGACTCGCGGGCAGGAGGTGGCTTCGTGGCAACCAAAGAACAAATCTACACAGCCAAGCTTGAGAAGCTGGGAGTCTATGACCCTGCTTTCGATGATGCAATTCATCAGCTGTGCATTCTGGAGCGAGAACACAGCCGCGTCCAAAAGGCGTGGAGCGCCAGCAAAAAGGAGGACGAAAAGCACCCCTCCTTTACCCACGAGCTTTACCCTGTGATTTTGCAGCTCCGGCGGGATATACGGGCCAGCCGGGATGAGCTGGGGCTTACGCCCAAGGCGTTGAGGAAGCTTAAAGGCAATCTTGACCTTGGTGGAGAGGCACCGGCAGAGGACAAGACTGTACTTGGCTTTATTCTTGCAAAACATGAGGACGGGTAATCAGACGCCGAGGCTGAGGGTCGAGCCTCGGAGAGTGAAAACAGACGGCGGTGACGCGGCCCTGTTGATGAATGCCTATGGTGTCAACCTTTGGCCCTGGCAGCAAGGTATCCTTGACTGCTGGCTTGGCCTGGATGCTGCCGGCCACTACTCCACCACTTCCGCCGGTCTGGCGGTGCCAAGACAGAACGGGAAAAACGTATGCCTTGAAGCAAGAGAATTTTTTGGCCTTGTGGTGAAGCATGAACGGATCCTGCACACGGCGCACCAGACCCGCACATCGAAAAAGAGCTTTCGCAGACTGGAAGCC